CAACCGATTCTGATCTATTAGAGTTCTTAACGCAAACCTATTTTGATATGTTAGTTCGACCGTATTGTCCTGCTTTTGATGCACCTGTGTATAATTTAAGTAATTATTTTTGTAAAAAAACACTGGAACTTGAAAATATTTCTGATCAACTGGGTTGGGAATGGAATCAGCACCGTAGTAATAATTTTTATTTGGCAATGTTGCAAGCAAATAAAGATCATCTGGCTTGGTTAGAAAAAATAAAAAAAATATATAACAATGTAATCAACTCAATTCAAACATCAGTTCTATTAGAAACATGGGAAAAAGCACTAGTAATTGCTAAGGCGTGTGAGACTCAGAATTACAATCCACGGCAGCTAAATTGGCAAACTAACGATTGCTTTTTAGATCAAAATAATGTATCATTGATTAAATCACTACAAGGAAATTAACATGGCAAAAGCATTTGACGTAAGCAAGTTCCGCAAGGAAATTACAAAAAGTATTGAAGGACTCAGCATTGGCTTCAATGATCCCACAGACTGGGTAAGCACAGGCAACTATGCATTGAATTATCTAATCTCAGGATTCTTTGATCGAGGTATCCCGCTAGGCAAGGTCACAGTGTTTGCTGGTGAATCTGGTGCAGGCAAGAGTTATATCTGCTCAGGCAACATTATCAAGAACGCACAAGAGCAAGGTATTTATGTGGTCTTGGTTGACAGCGAAAACGCATTAGATGAAGCATGGCTCAAGGCACTGGGTGTAGATACCAGCCAGGACAAATTACTGAAACTGAGCATGAGCATGATTGATGATGTGGCCAAAACAATTAGCACATTCATGCAGGACTACAAGGCCCTAGCCGAAGGCGAACGTCCCAAGGTCATGTTTGTGATTGACAGTCTTGGCATGCTGTTGACACCCACAGATGTTAACCAGTTTGAAGCAGGAGAAATGAAAGGTGATCTTGGTCGTAAACCCAAAGCACTCACAGCCCTGGTTCGTAATTGCGTAAACATGTTTGGTAATTACAATGTTGGCCTGGTCTGTACCAATCACACATACGCTAGTCAAGACATGTTTGACCCAGATGACAAGATCTCCGGTGGTCAAGGATTTATCTACGCCAGTTCAATTGTGGTTGCCATGAAGAAACTCAAGCTCAAAGAAGATGAAGATGGCAACAAGGTGTCAGAAGTCAATGGTATTCGTGCGTCATGCAAGATCATGAAAACACGCTATTCAAAACCGTTTGAAGGTGTGCAGGTCAAGATTCCGTACACAACAGGTATGAGTCCATACTCGGGCTTGACTGACCTGGCTGAGAAAAAAGGTATCCTTAAAAAGGATGGCAATAGACTGGCATTCACCATGCAGGACACAGGCGAAATTATCAAGTATTTCCGCAAGGCCTGGGAAGCCAACGAAGATGGCTGTCTTGACAAGGTCATGGCAGATTTTGCCAAGATCAAAGATGAGGTTGTAGTTGAAGAAGCAGGAGACGAAGCATGAGTGAAACAGTAGCAAGTGAAATTTGGAGCGAACTCAAACGTTATGTCAACACAGTAGATCGTGACGAAGCAGCAGAAGCTGTGGTTGCAATTCTAATTGACAATGATTCAGATGTGGACGATATTCGTGCTGCTTTCAAGAACGACGTGGATATTAAACGTGCGCTCACTGCTTATCTTGACAACGACCGAGACTATGTGGATCCTGAAGATGAAGATCCTGAAGAAGATAGCGACACCACAGATGATGACCGCTGGGAAAACTGATGTGGTATAGTCAAGTGGCCGCGGATCTGGGCAAGATCCCAGACTTCATGGCACACTATGATCGTGAGCTCCTGGATGCCAAACGAGATTGCCGAATTGGCGGCATTGTTGAGAACAATATCAAGCTACTTCCGGGCATAACTGAGCAGAGATTCTATCAGCTCCAGGAAGTGGAAGCTGTGTTGAATCTGCTGAACATTCAGTTGCGCAAGATTCGTCGCAAACACTTTCAAAAGTACTTAGAAGGATACAATCGTGCCCTCAGCAGCAGAGATGCTGAAAAATATGTGGACGGCGAAGATGAAGTGATTGACTTTGAAACCATTATCAATGAAGTAGCCCTGTTGCGCAATCGCTGGCTGGGTATCATGAAAGCACTAGAAAGCAAGAACTTCATGCTGGGCCACATTGTTAGACTACGAGCAGCCGGCATGGAAGATATTCAAGTGTGACCATTGATGCGTGATACATAATAGTATGAAACGCACAGCATTTGTAACAGGCATGACCGGCCAAGACGGTCCATATCTCGCCAAGCTCTTGGTTGAAAAAGGTTATCATGTTTATGGCCTTGTAAAACGATACTCTAATCCCAATTTAGACAACATCAAGTGGTTGGGCATTGAGAATGACATTGAGTTGGTCACTGGTGACATCACCGATGAAAACAACATGAATCATCTTATGCAAACTCTCAAACCCAACGAAGTGTATAATTTGGCTGCACAGAGTTTTGTTGGTGCTTCGTGGGATCTTAACAAACTCACCACAGAAGTAAACTCCATAGGCGTACTGAACTTGCTCAACGCTATCCGCAGCCACAGCCCTAACACACGCTTTTATCAAGCCAGCACCTCTGAGATGTTTGGCAATGCCACAGAAGCAGGCTCCCAAGGTGAAAATACTCCGTTCCGTCCAAGATCACCGTATGGCGTGAGCAAGTTGTATAGTCACTGGATGACCATAAACTTCCGTGAAAGCTACAGCCTGTATACCTGCTCTGGTATCTTGTTCAATCACGAAAGTCCCTTGCGAGGTCGTGAATTTGTCACACGCAAAGTTACTGATGCAGTGGCCAGAATCAAACTGGGCCTAGCAGATTCAGTCACCCTGGGCAATCTTGACAGCCGACGTGATTGGGGATTTGCCGGAGACTTTGTGGAAGCCATGTGGCTCATGCTACAACAACCCCAGGCTAGAGATTATGTAATTGCCACAGGCGAACAACACAGTATTGGTGAGTTGTGTCACGTGGCGTTTGAACATGTGGGAATAACTGACTGGACTCATCTAGTAAAAAGTGATCCTAGATTCAAACGTCCCGCTGAACTTTATAGCCTGCTGGGCAACAGTAGTCGAGCAGCAGTAGAACTAGGATGGAAGCCACGCACGGATTTTGCAACCATGATTCGTGACATGGTTGATGCTGATCTAGCTAGGCTTCAGCCCAGACAGTAATCTTCCGATAGGGCCTCCTGACGCTATTTCACCTAAGGTCCACTCTGTGTGACATAGCTCCTCAAGCCACTGTGCTCGTTCAGGCATGCGTGGCTTTTCTATATCTGCAAAGTCTGTGTTGGCCACTGGCAAGGCCATGCTGTGTGCGCCAACAAATGCTGGCACGCCATCAATGACTGCTTGACTACCGGGACCTGAATTTTCATTGATCACTGCCCAGGCCGCGGGCAACATGGTTCTAAAATTGAACTCATCGTAGGTGCCATGCAACTTGGCAGGTTGCTGTATTCTGGTGCCTGGCCTGGGTCGAATTTTTTGTCTTGGATGTGGGCGTATGATTATTGGTCGATCAGTGTGTGCTCTTATACTGGCAATAGTTTGATCCAGCCATTGTTCACTGGGCAACAATCCTGCCCATTGTTGGCTGTCGTCTCGCTGCATGGCCACAAGAACATGATCACCCTGGTGCCAGGGCTGTAGTCTCACAGACAACTTGGTTGCACGGTTGTTTTCATACCCTTCACCAAACCATCCTGATGCATTTACGCCGTTCACTCCCATCTTCCAGGTTACCCCGCGGTTCAACTGTCCAATTTCCATTATTATTATCGGACGGCCTGACGAAGAAAACTCCTGCCATACAGCTTGATTGGCCAGCATCCGCCCAGACCACAAGTGGCTCCAAATTACTGCAACGTCAGCACTTGAGTCATGTTCAGACACACGAATACAATGACGTTTGCAGCCATCGCGGAATGCTGCAAACACAGGCCCAGAATTAAGGGCTCCAAAGCGATTAAATATACTGATGTTCATGATATGGTATTAAATAGTTATTGAACAAACACTATGTATAAAATAAATTCTCTCTGGCACAGTCCCGAACCTCCTAATGGATTCTTTAGTGAACGACTATCTGAACATGTAGATATACACTATCAACAACGATATCGTTATTATATATTCCAAAATATTCCACGCAAACGCACCATGATTGATATTGGTGCCAACATTGGTATCTTTGCCAGACCTAGTGCTGAACAGTTTGAACGTGTGATATGCTTTGAACCAGTGCTCAAAAATTTTGAAGTCTTGCAAAAAAATCTAGAAAGTTATCTCAATGTTGAATTGCATAATCTAGGACTTGGCGACAAAGATCAAACAGTCACATTTGAATTACAAACTCTTAAATGTGGGCATACCAAACAAGTTGAAGAGTTTGTTGCTAACCCTGAGTTTGAAAAACACACCGGAGAACTGACCACCCTAGATCGATTCAATTTCGAATCAGTTGACTGGATCAAGATAGATGTTGAAGGCTTTGAAAATGCAGTGTTAGAAGGAAGTCGTGTCACCATACAACGCAATAGACCCTGGTTGCTGATAGAAGACAACGGGCAACAAGAATATCACAAGCAATGGTTGAACGACTTGTGTGGACCATACGAAGCAGCCGCGGTCAAAAGCAAGAGCAACACAATATGGATGCCACTATGAAGCATTTACCGTATGAACGACAAGGTCTTAGTCAAAATGACGAGACTGGAATAATTGAATACATGTTGGCAGGAATGGCCGATCCAAAAAAAACTTTTGTAGAGATTGGGTTTGGCGACGGAACACAAAATATGACCTTAG